CATAGACCCGGATTAGATGGATTGGTGGTAGATCACATAAATGGAGATAAGAGTAATAATAGATTATTTAACCTTAGACTTGTAACGGCGTATGAAAATTCAACTACATGCTTTAGGGCGAACCAAAGCCGCCTAACTAGTCAATATGTTGGAGTTTGCTGGAAGAAAGAAAACAGAAAATGGGCAGCTACAATTACTGTTAACAAAAAATGTAAGCATATTGGATATTTTGATTCTGAAATAGATGCCTCGAATGCATATCAAAATGAACTAAAATTGATAAATTAAAATTAAAAATAAGATGGATTATTCATTAAATTTACAAAATTTAGAGGGTGAGATTTGGAAGGACTGTTTAGAATATGACGGTATATATTCTGTTTCTAATTTAGGAAGAGTAAAATCAGAAAGAAGAGAAAGAATTAATGGTGGCTATATTAAAGAGTCCATAAGAAAGCAAACTGTAGGTGCTAATGGAGAGCCAACAGTTGTATTTAGCGTTGATGGGGTGAGGGCAACAAAAAGACCAATGGAACTTGTTGGAATGGCTTTTTTAAGGGAAAGACTTGTTAACGAGGAATACTGTCATAAAAATAAAATAAAAACAGATAATAGACTTTCTAATATAATAGTAGTCACCAAGTCACGAAGCCGAGAAATATCCTTTGAAACAGGTGCTCAACAAGACTGGGGAATAGGTGAACGGGCTAAAAAGAGACGAGACGAGCTATTAAGACATGTAGACATATATGAAAATGGTATTTTATCAAGAAAAATATGCACCTGCTGTATCAGAGAGTTAGATATTTCGGAGTTCTACACTAGGGATGGAGGTGATATATATAGAAATGAGTGTAAGGAATGCAAATCAAAACACGATGGCGTAATAAATTTTGGTAAAACTAAGGACAGAATAGAACTCGCAAAGGCTGGACTAAGGTACTGTTCTGGTTGTAAGGAACTTAAAAATTTAGCTACTGATTTTAATGCCTCTAAAAGAAGTTATTTGGGAAAGTCAAACACATGCAAGGATTGTACGAAAATAAATAATTATAACTTTAGGATTAAAAACAAAGGATAATAAATAGGGTGGGTAGCGATATGCGACCCACCCTGTATTTTAGGCATTTACATTTATGCTGAACGCCCCTCGACTACCAGTTAAAGATGTAACTTTATCTAATTGGTCGGTTAGCTTATTACAAGCATCGGCAGTTTTTAATGTATTAGCCGATATTTGAACTAAATGTGAAATCTGTGTTCCTTGTCCAGCTAATAATCCAGCCATACCCGATTTGAAATCGTATGGTTTTTCCAAAGATTTCATGTCGATGTAGGTGAATAGTTTCATTCTAATGCTGTCCAAGTAGCCTCCGAGTAAGTTTGCCGTTTCTTCCGTAATCCCACTGATGCCTTTCGAGACGCCTTGAAGATTAGTCGATGTATCTCTCAAATCTACGCCATTTGCTTTCATGGTTTCAGCAATTGCGGTCAAAGCTACATTCCCATTTTCCACATCCTTAGCACCCTCTTTTCCCAATGCAGCCAATTCAGCCGGAGTGTAAGCAGTTCCCCCATCTGAATTTTCACCCGCATATTCTTTCATTAAATCAAACACGGGAGTTAATGCAACTTTCATAGCCTCTGCCATTAAAGTGTTCAAAATCATGTTGTTCATCATATCTTTGAACTTAGCCTGCATAGCGTCACTGGTATTGCCAAAACTCTTGTACGCATCCAGCCAAGCAGAAGAAAAATCTTTGGCGGCACTTGATAAGTCCGTACCTGATACGAATTGCTGTAACTTTTTAACTGATTCCTCTGCAATTAATCTTTGCGATTCTAAATCATCTTGGAACTTCTTAATATCTTCATCTTTTGCGTCTTTGCCTTTCGACTGTTCAAGTTCTAATTGCTTACTGATAGCTGCAATTTGACTTTGGGTATTTGCTAATTCCTCATTGTATTTTACGAGCCAATCAGAGCCTAACGCATCACCCATTTTGCGTTCTAATTCAGTATATTGCTTAGCTAATCCATCGACTATTGCCTGTTGTTCTTCGAGCTGGTCGTTAATCGGGTTAAGTTTTGTTGCTTTAAGTATAGCAAATATGCCTACCACAATCGCTAAGGCTGCAATAATCGGAGCTAAAATAACCATAATAGGAGCAAGTGCAACCCATGCAGTACTACCAACTAATACAACAATAGCACCTACTGCGGTAAGTACAGCTATAACAGCACCCAGTCCTTTTGTTATACCATCTAAAATTTCCTTTGTTTCTGGGCTGATAGCGATACCCATAGCATCTGCCACAGAATAAAATGCCGAAACGGTAGAGTCAATTGCGTTTTTAATTTCTGAAAATCCCTGTATTAACTTATCGTTACCTTTTGTAAAATTTGCAGTCGCAACTATTTTGGCGTTTTGCGCGGTAGATAATCCATTATTAGCCTTTTCTGCTTCCTTTACAGCAGCCGTGTAAGCCCTTGTACTTTCAGAAGCCCTTTTATTCGCTATGTCCAATTCGTTTTGAGCTGCAACAGACGCATCTAACTTATCTAAATTGGTGGGGTCTAATGATAGTTCTTTGTCAGCACTTACGCTCTTGGTCTTTGCGATAACCTGATTCGCAACGTCGGACGTGTTTTGAATCATCAGCCTATCCTTTTCTTCATTTGCCGCTTTTAAACTAGCCACTAAATCCGGTATTTTATAATCGGTGGTAAACGCCTTTATAAAATCTCCAAGTCCTATCGTAGAAGTTCTATTTTGTAAATCGCTTAGCACTTTAGTTAACTCTCTAAATTCTGCAATAGGCAAGTCTTTTCCAGCCTTATTTTTAAAATCTTCTAATTGATTTTGAAGCCTTAAAATAACAGGCTGGCTAACCTTGTCTAAATCGGAAAATACCATAGTCCACTGATCGCTACCCTTAAATTGCTCCATTGTATTTTTGGCAATGTCAGACGATTGTTTATCGGAACTTTGCTTGATCGCAACGGTTTTTTGTTCGGGAGTTGCAATGCTGTCATTTTCTATTTTGGCGCGCTCAATTAACCCAAGTCTTATAATGTCGGCGCGTTTAGATTCAAAGGTCTTATATTGTTCCAGCCCCTTAAATAAGGCAATATATTCTTTTTCTTTAAAGTCTTTAGATATTTCAAACTGTTTTTGCAATGCAGTCTTTTTATTACCCTCGGATAATGTATCTATAGCTTTCTGTGCTGCAACGTAATCAAGATTTCCCTTATCGTCGGACAATTGACTCATTTTGATTCCAACCTCGTCAAATGATAAGCTAAGAGCTTTCTTCATAGCTGTTTCTATGTCCGTAGTGCCCTTTCCCTCGAAACTTTGTGCTATCCTTCCAGCTAAGTCATAATCACTCGTTACATCGAATATATTCTTAAATAGGTCGATGCGATTTTTAGATGTATTAAACTCTGCTTCGATAGATTTAAGTTTGGCTTGTAATTGATCGGTAATGATTTTTGTATCAATTCCATTAATATCTAATCCCAACTTAAATGCTGGCTGTTGACCTTTTGGTATAGCTGCAATTTTACCCTTTACCCACTTTAAATCAGCAGATAATTGAGCATCGGTATAAGGTATTTGTTCCGGCGTTAACTGACCTTTAAATAACTTAGCCGTTGTAGTTTTAGCATCATCAATAGACATTCCGGCTTTAACTAATTTATCATATTCTGAATTAGCCTGCTTTAGGATTGCCGCACGATCTTCAAGGGATTTTATCAATTCCTTATTGCGCTCGTCCTGCGTTTTCTTTGCTTTCTTTTCGTCCTTATCATCGCCTAATCCATTATCATCCAATACGGCACGTTCATCCTTATTGACTTGTTTTAATCCGGTTACATAAACTGCCTTATCTTTAACATATTTTGTATATCCATCAAGTTCCATTTTCCATGTAACTTGCATCCTCTTACCGTTTATATCAAAAGCATCCATTGTTTGACTATCAATTGGATTATAATTTCCAATTTTCTTAGCGTCTGATATGGCATTATTTGCAGCTTTGATAGATTTGGTAGTCTCATCATTTGCCAGCTTAAATTTTTCAAGCGTTTCGGTAGTTGTATCTACTTTGTTCGCCGATGTTATAAGTAGGGCATCATAGGATTTTGTATAAGAATTATTAGCACCCCCGCTAAGTAAAATCGAATTTACTCTTTGCTGAAATGAATTTAGGTCAAGTTTTGCTAATTGAGATTTTAAATCCCCTGTTACCTTGTCTAATCCGAATCCACCATCTTTATTTCCGAAGATGCCAAAAATATCCCAATTAGGTTTTGGTCGTGATAATATTTTTTGACCATCGTCCATTAAGCTTCTAAGGTAATCGAGCAATTTTGTTTTTTCTACTGCTGATTTTCTTTGGTCAAATTCATAGAATGATTCTTTAAAGAACATTCTTTTCCCATTTACTACCTCAACCCCTTGTTCTAAAGCTCCGGTAGTTTTTTTAATATCCTCATTTACCGCTTTCATTCCGGCTGAGAAATTATAATAGTAATTAGTTATGTTTGTATTGTTTAAGTCGTCAATAGTTTTCTTTTGATCCCCAAGAAGTTTAGTAAGTTCGCCAGCATTATATAGTGTAGTGTCAAATGCGGGAAGATACCATGCAGACTTCATGTTCTCGACATCTTTTCCGCTTATGTCTTTAACTATTTGTTGCAGCCTACTAAATGTTTCGGCAGCATTCATGCCTTTCATTTGCCCGTTTGTAATTTCCTTTTGAAATTCAATCATGGCAGATTTAGCAGTACTGGCAGATGCGCCAGCCCTTTCTAATCCTTTGATTATCTTGTCATAAACAGGGGTTATATTATCTTGACTATTAGTATTAATAGCTTCGATTTGTTTTTCCTTTGTTTTTGCAGCGATATATTCATAGATTGAGGCGGTTGCAGTATCATAATTACCCTTTAATCCTTTGAGCCCCTCGATGGTTAAAAGTTGATCCGGTAAAATATCTTTATATACCTGTCTAAGTATTTTGAGTGCTGAATTCTGTTCTTCGATCGTAGATGTTGAGCTTGTGACAGTTTTAGCAAGAGATGTAAATCTTCCCGCCAAATCAGACGCCTGTACATCTCCGGCACTACCAAGTTTTCCTAACTCGTTTTTGAGTTTGTTTGAGTTGTTATAGAATATAACTAAAGCTGCTACTACCGCTCCAATTGCCGCTACGATTCCAGCTATCCACAACGCTGGATTTGCAGCCATCATAGCCCATAGTGAAACAGTAACCTTATCATTTGCGGCTGCTAATGCACCTTTCGCTGCAATGTCTGCGGCTGTAACCCCTATTCCTTTTAGTTGTAGTGCGGAACTTATTGCCTTTTCCAAGTTCGCTAACTTTTCTTTATCCGTTCCAGCTTCTAATACAAGGTTTTTAACAATTAATGCAGCAACCTCCTTTTGACTCGTAGTTAACGATAATGCGGAAATTTGCACAGACACAGCGTCAGATGCAGCTTTGGCTTTAGAAAAAATTAGTGCTGCATTTTGTACTCCGGTCTTTCTAATTTCAAGCGCAATTTCTTTTTCATTATATGCTATTCTTGCAGCTACAAGACCTTGTTGCACTCCGTAATATGCTGTTTGTGCGCTCTGATATGTAGTCATCCATACACTTGCAGCCTTGTAAACACCAATAGCTGATACAACAGGAAGTATAGAGGCTCCAACAGACTCCCAATTCTTAGCCATATTCATCAGCAAATCAACACCGCCTTTAAGTACTGAATTAACCGCACCACCCGAACCTATCGAGTTAAACATTAACTGATACGCATCAGTTAAATTGGAAATCTTTCCAGCTAATGTGGTTGACTGAATTTCCTGCATATTAAAGAATATACCGCCCTCTGATGACATATCGCTAAATACGTCTTTAACCATTTGAAATGGCACAAGTCGGTTGGATATTTTTCCAAATACCTCACCTGTCGATACTACACGACCCTCTAACTCGGTAAACTTATCAGCGAGTAGGGATACTAACGGAATGCCCGCTTCGGTAAATTGTCTAAGTTCTTGACCTCTAAGAACTGACGCTGCCGAAACTTGCCCGTATGCCAATATAATTCTACTCATGTCAACACCAAGTCCAGCCGATACATCAGCTAAATTCTTAGTCGTATCATATAGTTGATCGGTTTCTATCCTGTACGCTGCAAGTTGCTTCGTATAGGACATTAAATCCTTGAATGTAAATGGAGATACAATAGCTAAGGATTTGATTCGACCAAATATCTCATCGGCTTTATCGGCATCCCGTAATATAGCGGCTAATGAAACTCGTTGCAATTCAAATTCACCTGTAATCTGTGCGATATTTTTGATAAGTCGCATACCTTCGTAAATGCTCAAATATTGGAGGGCTGCATTTTTAAGGTTCTGCATTGTGACAGATTGTTTATCGTAAGCAGCATTTTCAGCGTGAATCTGTTGAGTCTTTTGAACTCCTAATTGCAAGTCCTTTGCGTTCTGTGCCGATAACTCACCCTGCTTTTTATTGATAGATGTTATATTGTTAATATAATTACCATCACTGCGATTCAGTGCATCCCTGCGTTTAGCAAGTTCGGACATTAAGGCGTTCGCCTCTTGTATAGATTTTGGATTAACGGCTAAAAGACTGTCCAAACTTCTATTTCCGAAAGAGGCTTTTAAGGTTGCCATCTTTTGAATTAACCTATCTAATTCTCCATTAGCTCTTTTAGCCGCTCCGTTCAATTTATCATCATCAAACCCAACCTTTTTAGCGGTGTCATAAAATACTTTTGTAGTTTCTGCAAGCCTTGTTATTTTAGCGTCTATTTCGTCAATAGAACCCTCTTTCATTCCTAATACATCTGTGGTATTAGTTTTAGATAGTGCGTTTTTAACAAGTTTGGCAGATTCAACACTAAGTTGTTGGTAATGCTCTTTCATTTGAAGTAACTCGAAATTAGTTTCGGTTAACCCAGAATTGATCTTTTGAATGTCGGCAGAGTCACCACCCATTTTCAAACCATCGAGCGCATTCATTGCGGACTGTATGTTGACGGCTTCTTTCTTTAAGTCATCAATCCATTGAAGCTGTACGGTCGTGTCTGCTCGCGGTTTCTTCTTATCGGTAATGCCCAATAGATTGTATTCAACATCTGCAATCTCTTTATTTATCTGAACTAATCTTGCACTAAGTCCTTCAAGTGCTGAATTTTTATTTGCCTGATTAGAACCCGCATAAAATTCTTTAGAACTTACTTCTAAATTTCTGTAATATGCGGACATATTTTCCAGCACTGTCATTGTCTTTTCGAGTGCGGGTGCGGGTGGTGTTTTTAACGAATCGGTATATGATTTATATGCAGCCTGCTGTTCGTGTATGGTATTAAGAAGTTCTTTGTTCTTTGAATACCCCTGTTCTGATAAAGCTAATTTACTATATGCGATTATGTTATCGTTAATACTTGCTTCCAGCCCCTTAGCAAATTCTATCGTGCTGCTTTGAACAGCCATATTTGCAGTATGAGCTTTTGTTTCTTCTTTAATTTTAGTGGTTAAATCAAAGATTGTATCAACTTCGCCAGCCCTAATATCTGCAAGTTTTTGTTCAAGCATTATTTCTTTTGCTTGATTATCTGTGCCTCCCGATCCTCCACCTCGATTATTTGAACCTCCATTATTATTATTACCACCACCGCTATTATTTTGCTGTGTATAAGCCGATGTATCGAACTTAACATGAATAGGATTAGCCAACATAAAGGCTTCCCACTGTTCGTTAAGTTTTATGATTCGTTGGGTTGCGTCAAGTCCGTCCGTTTCGGTATCAAAACCTATTTTGTATTCTAATCCTAAGTCGTCTGCCATATTATTTTTCGTTTAGTTCGTTTGCAATGTTTTGAGCGCGTTGCTCCGGTGTTAATTCGGTATTCATTCCAAAGCGAGAAAGCATACCGTTAAATTCGGCATCTGTTTTTGGTTTGACATCGGTATGCTTATCCTCTTTTTTGCTGTCGTAGTTGACTCTGGTTTTATCAAGTAATAATAGACTTTGTTTATTTATTCCATCTATAAACCAATACTTTAAGTAAGCCCACAAGCCTAAGTATGGATATATTTCGGTCATTAGCGAGTTATCAAGTGAGATTTGATATTGCGATGGTATTACTTCTGCTCCGTTTTTATCATCCGAGTCCGACTCGCTGCCAGATTTCTTAGTTGAATTGAGCATTTCGAAAAAAAAACAAACTCTGGATTTGATAGTCCCGCTTCGATTATTCCGTAAAATGTTTCGGATGTATATTTAGCCTCCAAATATCTCCAATGGATGGCATGTAGGAATGGAATGAAAGACCAAAGATTTAGCATAAGATAGCTACATACCTTTACGTCAAATACTTGTATTAGCTTTAATTTCTTTTTTCTACTTAGTTTGTCGTTGTAGTCAATCGCTACTTGTAGATCAATTATTTTATTAGTTATCTTTCTTTTTGTATCAGATAACTTAAATGTCTTTCCGAGAATTGTAACCGATGTCATATCTCCCTTTTCTATTCGGGATGATATAGCCATAAGTTCTGCTATTTTAGCTTGTTCTTGTTCTGTTGCCATGTTTGGTTTTTAATTAAAAAGGGCACGGTGGATTACCGCACCCTTTTAGGTTTAGAGAAAGAAAGATGATTAGGCAGTTGCTACGTTCAAAGCACCGCGTATAATCATTGCGGTATCAAAAGCGGTAGTATCAATGTTCTGTGCTGTAACCGTACATTTAACAGCCAATACCTTGCTATCCAATATGATAGTAGATACAATTTTAGCCATTGGGAATAATACGGCTTGGTTAGCTACGTCATTTGCAACCATAATAGGGCAAGTAACAATAGGTAATGCTTTACCAATACCAACTACTGTTGATCCGGTAGCAACAACATCGCCCGTAGCGAAAGTAGCAGCTTTGGTACGTGCGCCCAAGAATTTCAGCAACATAGCAGCCGAAGTATTGTAGCATATAAACTCGAACTTGTTAGTTCCGGCAACGGCTGTAGAAACTACAACGCTTCCTTTTTCATTTTTAACCTGTGTTTCGGTAGGGGCATCTCCGGTAAAGCTGGTAGAATCCAATTTTACATCATTCAGCGACTTCCAATTCGTCAAAGTGGCGATGGTAGCTACTGCATAATCGGCTGGTGCATCGGCGATACAGATGTCAGAGATTCCACTGAAAATAGAGGAAAGAATGTCAATCTTTGCGATTTGTGTAGGCATGATTATTTATTTTAAAAGATTTTTACTAATATGTTAATTATTCGGGTACTATATCCTTCTGAAATTCCACGCCCACTATAAAC